CCCTAAACCAATGCGTCCATCACTATATGTGTAGGCAAATGTTCTTCCAGTTGCACCAGCCCCCCAACCAAACAGCATGGCAATATTTCCAATAGAATTCCAGTTCACCCAAAATTCAATTGTAATATCTCCTGAAACCTCAAAATCTGTACTTGCTGGTATTTGTAGAAAATCACCAGCGCCATCAAACTCCAATGACCCTGTGCCGTATATTGGTGCAAAGCCCAGCCTAGCGTCACCTACAGTATCTAGGTTGTTGATGCCTGTAAGATCGTAGATTCCAGCGTCTTGGAAGTTGAGTAAGGCGCTTGTGTTTGTTACGGCAGTCAATGGTGCTGTAGGCGGTGTAAACGACGATGTATAAACAGCGGCTCCTTTAACGATTCTAACGTCGCTCAAGTAGCCTTTCATTTCTTCATTGTTGGCTTGCCACGAAGATGTGCCAATAGTAACGGCGGCACTGTTCCCTAAACTTGCTGAATGTGTATTAGTAGCTTCTAGCGTTCCGTTTACAAAAAGGTTTACCGTTGTTCCAGACCTAGTTACAGCAAGATGGTTCCATTCCGATTTTTTTAATACTGTTGTGCTAGAAAGCTCTATTCCAACTAACCCCGCTTTAAATTTTCCGTCTTGGCCCATCCTAAAGTAAGGAGAGCTGGTGTAAAAACCAAATGTGACAAACGCATCAAAATAAGAGCCTGATGTTCTATATGTGTCTACGTTTGCCCAAAACTCAACAGTAAAATCTCCAGTTCCAAAATTAAATGCAGTATTTTGCGGAAGTGTTAAGTATGGCCCATAGTTAAAGTAAGCAGACCCACCATCAGTCGTTATATCCCTTGCGTCATCATTCTTGAACGGACTGAACGGGGTTACTTTGGGGGTTCCATCAACACTAAACGTATGTGCGCTAGAGCTATTGTCTACAAAACGGTTTGACTGTGCAGTAAGTAATACCGTGTTAGTGACTGCGGTTAAGGGCGATGTAGATGGTGTAAAGTTAGATGTTTTGTTTTCTGAGCTAGTTCCTTTTATAACTCTGGCGTTTGACAAATAGCCCGGCAATGGGTTGCTCGCCGCCACAAATCCAACAGTTAAGTTAGTTCCGTTACTATTAAAATTATAAGTATCAAGTCCGCCTCCCGTATTTGTTAATGTTAGGGAAACGCCGTCAACAAATAGTCTTACGGTTGATGATACTCTGCTTGCATGAATATGATGCCAAGTGTTTTCAGAAAAAGATGTCGAACCATCAACATATTGAGGTGACCCGTGTCTCCCAAGCCGTAAAGTAGTGCTATTTATAATCGCCAAATACCACATTCCAGCACCGGCTGTAGTGTCGGTAAGTTGAGTATTTAAAAGCCCTACGGTACTTGAAAAACTTTCGGCATTTACCCAGCACTCAATAGAAAAATCACCAGTACCAAAAGCAAAGTCAGAAGATCCTGCGGTTTTAAGTTTATTGCCTGATCCAAAATAGTTAGACCAGTTATCACCGTAAGGGCTAAAGCTACCCTGTATTACAGAACCGCTCTCAGTAACCGTAAAGCCGTTGGTAGACGAGTCAGTAAAGGTGTTGTTGTTGTCGCCGCTAGTGCCATCACCGTCCAGCAACAAGGTGACATTGGCAAATTCTGGATCGCCTGTGTCAGGGGTTAAGCTCGCGCCTGCGGCGGCTTCAAGAAGTTTCTTCTTGGTGGCCATTAGCCAAACGCCTGACCGGAAGTAAACCCATACCAAGCCGTCCCGCCATCTCGGGTGTAAAACACAAAAACATCCTTGGCGTTTGCTGTAGCGGTCAAAGTGGGCGCGGTTGCGTTTGGCCAGATCACGGACCCCGGCCATGTGACTGTGTAGCCGGAGGCACTGGCGTCTTGAATGATCTCAAGTGACAGTGTGTAGGCCGTGCCGCTAGCCGGAGGATTACTGAAGGTAAACGTGGTGTTTTCCGTCAACGTATGTGCAAATGAGTTTGCCGCCTCACAATCTACCGTGGTGGCGTTAGATGACGACGTGACCGACGCATATGTTTCGTTATAGCTTTTAGCCTTCAACTCTTCTGAAAGCGCAACATCTCCGTTTGCGTCGGCAGTAACCGCCTTACTCGCCTCAGACGTTCCCAAGGTGGTAATGTCAAGGTAGTTGATTTCAGCGGCTGTTGCTGTAACTGCCGTTCCACCAATTACTAACTGTCCCGAGCCGTCAAGATACACAGACTTTCCAGCAGGGTAGTTGATGAACACTTCCTTTGTTCCTGCTGACAAGTTGACAGCAGACCCGCCGTTTGAGCTAGCAAGAATCGTGTCTCGCGAGAGCGTGGTTCCGCTCGCGGTGAACGTGCCGAGGCCAACCTCAAAGTCATTATTCGTGTCATCGACAATTGCGTAATAGGTCGTGTCGCTGTCAGACAGGACAGAAGCAAATGTCACAAAGTTGGTGACCGCACCGGCCAGCGTAACCGCGCCTGTACCTGTGGTAATGGTGCTTTCTTTTACACGATCAGCAACGACCAGAGCCATGATTATGCAATCCGAATAATAGCGTTAGATGCGTCAGCGGTTGGGAACACAATGGTAAAGTCGCCCGCACTAGATGACTTGTCAGAACCAAAGTCCAGAACAACGACTGAGTCAGTAGTGCTCGTACCGCCACCCGTAGTGGTGTTGTAGATCAATGCGCCGCGAGCAGTGATGGTTGATGACGCAAAGGTCAAGTCCGCAAAATCAGTCAGCGCCGTTGTTCCAGACGTGGTGGGAGTAACATTGGTCAGCGTGCCACCGCCGGCAGAATACCCCGTGCCGCTGACCTCGTTGGTCGCGGTATAGTCGGTAGTAGACGCATCAAAGCTCGCGCTGTTGGTATACATTGCCAGCTTAAAAGTGTGACCTGTGCTGGCGGTGAAGTCGTGCTTGGCCTGAAGCAACTGTTGCTTAAAGGACGTGCACATGTAGTTACCGGAAAAAGCCATATCAAAGTCTCCTGATAAGTTCGGCTAGGTCTTTTTGCCCCGCATCACACAGGGCGTTATAAACAGTAGTTCGGTCGCTTTTAATCGCTTCCTTCATGTAATGCACAAGGAGCTTCCTGATGTTGTCCTTGAATGCCTGCGCCTGCGCCCGCACCTCGGGAGTGGCGTCTTCTGCAACCGAAACGATCCTTTCTAGGCATCTTTCGGCAACCTCTTCCGGGGTAAACCCCCTGTTGGAAGTCGTCTGTACAAATACATTGCCAACAGCAGTGTCAATCACGTTCTAGGCTTCCTTACCTCTCCGCCGCGATAACTGTCTGTTGTGCTGTAGCCCTCGCCCAGCTCCTCCAGCTTGGCCAACGCTTCCATATACCTCTGGGTGTACAACTGCATCAAGTCTGGGTCTCCCTTAAGGTAGGTGTACGCCTCGACAAGACAGCCATAGAGAAGCGTAGACTCGGCGTTTGTCCCGAGCCAGCTAGTGCCGTCTGTAGAGGTGGTAATAGAGGTGGGCTTATGGAAGTAGTGCAGTTCTGCGTCGTATGCCGCGTCTGGGGTGGGGCCGAGAATAAATGCTGTGCGGCTAAATATGCCGTAATACTTGGGGGCGCCAGTGGTTCCGGCCACTGGATACGCCTGTCGGATGAAGTTTACATCCTTAAAAATAAGGTAGTCATATCCGGAATTATCAATTGCTAACGAATAAGGCGTCAAAAAATCCGATGGCATGACCAGATATTGACTGCCTGCGGCAACGGACCCCTCCACATTCTTGCGGAAGTCAGGTAACTGCACCGTCTTGAGAATCTTGTCTTCTGCCTGCTGTATAATTGTGGGCAGATTATCGACAAAGCTGGTCTCATTGGACTCCATGTAGTCCTGTATGGCCTGCTTCAGTGTGGTAAAGGTAAATGCCATCAGGAAATCTCTACTGTTACGCGCCCAACCACACCTGCCATGTCAAGGCCCACAGTGCGGCTACCAAGAGCTGTATTGCCACCACCAACGGGATCAAAGGCAGACAAAGCGCGGCTTTCGTCAAGTGAATTGTCAGGTCTAGGAAACCTAAGAGCCTGTGGGTCATTCGCATTTACATCCCCCAATTTAAGCTGAGGCTGGTCCTGATCGACCACGTCTCGGCCAACCAGCAGTCCATTCCAGCGTCCATCCTCGATTTGACGAACAAGGTCGCGTAGCGGGTAGCGGAATCCAGTCCGGTCACAAAACCCGAAAGCATGCTTACCCTTGGCATAACTGCTCATAGGTCGTTGTAGCCTCCCGGCGCCATATACAGAGCCGCCTTCTCGCGGGACGCATCCGCCGCAAGATTCCACTGCTCTTCATACACCTGCTTGAGCGCAGGCGCGATGCTCATTGATTCTGGCTTTTTGCTGGCAATCTGATAAGCCAGACCTGCCACAAGGCATGGTAGGTATCGGGCAGGCACATCCATCGTGTTGGATGCCGGCTTGCCGCTATCTTCAATGCGGTCTAAATAGTAGTAGGCGAATGTGTAACTGGTTGTCGCGTCAGGAACGGGCCAGAAATGAACCGTGATGCCAGTGGGCTTACGCTCAACGTAATACTGAAGAGGGCGCCCTTGCGTCAGCTTGTTTGTCTGGTGCGCATACTGGCTGACAGAGATTCTCTGCATAGTCAAATCAGACTGCTTTGAGGTGTTGCCAGCGTCTGTGCGTAGCAGACCCTCAATTATGTCTAACTTTTCAGATGTAAGGTCATATGACGACGTACCCGCCACAAGCGAGAGCGATGCATCCCTGACCGTCCAAAGGTTTAGCCCCCGGTTTTGCCACTCAAGCATGAGCAGATCAATGCTACGACGAGCAGTTTTGTAGTCATACCCGCTACGCAATTCGGAGCCAGCACGCTCAAACGCCTCCTCCATAATATCTGCCAAGTCCAGAGTAAAGCTGGTTGTGCCGCTAGTCGCCATTTAAACAACCACCCCTCTCGTCTTGCCTCGCATGGCAATGCCATTTCTGCATTTGGCTTTGGGCATTTGCCCGCCTTGAGCCGCCTTTTTCTTGCCCAAGCCCGCCTCTGACAGGGCAATAGCAATTGCCTGCTTTTTGTTGGTCACTTTCTTGCCAGAACCGCCAGACTTCAGCTTGCCCGACTTAAACTCCTTCATGACCTTTTTGACCTTGCCGGGAGCGTTTTTGGTTTGCTTGCCGGCTTGCGCCCTGCTGATCGCCATCTAGCTACCCTTCTTCCACTTGGTGGACTTGGATTTAGTCTTGCTCGGGCTCCACTTGACCTTATCCGCCCAGTAACCCGCAGACATCTTCCCCCGCTTAATGTTCTTTGCATGGCGCGATTTAAACGCCTTGCGCTGACCAACGGTCTGGTTGGTTTTTACGCCTTGCTGTCCAAAGCGAATAATCTTTTCCTTGCCGCCCTCGCACGCCTTGACGATGTGCGACTTCTTAGAATGGCCCGGAGTCCGCTTTGGCTTGTTGCATGCCATCGCGCCCTTATCAACGCGACCGCCTTTCTTGTAGTAAAGTCGCATTACTTGCGGTGCCTCGCTGTCTTTTTAGCCACCTTCTTAGGCTGGCTGGAATGCTGTTTGCCCTTTTTGGTATCCGCCCGCTTCTTGCGGGTGGTAGCGGCATATTCCTTGTCGGATAGCGATTTAATCGCCTTTTCAGGCAAATACCTTTCTCCCGTCGCCTTCGAGCCTTGGGTGCTGGGCTTGCCCGACTTGGTGCGCCATTTCTGCTTTGTCCACTTCTTGAGGGACTTTTGCGGCTTTTTGAGCGCCATCAGTCTTTGTAGCCTCCGCCCGCATCTTTGTATTGTTTGGCGAGCATCTGTGCTTTTCTAGCAGACCACTGTCCGGGCTTACCGCCCTTGCCGCCTGCCTTGATTTTATTGAACAGGCGCTTACGCAGGGATGGCTTGGTATAGTTCCCAGCTTCATTGACCTTCGACTCCGTCTTGCCGCCTTTTTTGTAGTAGAGGCGCATTAGCCGTAGTTTTTTTTCACTTGCAGGACGATTGTGTAAGAGTCGCCCAGCGTGTGCCCTACAGTGGTGAACTTGATGTCCCCCGTCTTACCGGCACCGGCATTGTTGCGGATGCCTGTAAAAGAGGAAAAGTCCAGTGAATCTGAATAGTCAGCAGGAAGCTCCCACGCCAAAACGTCTGCCGTCGCGTCAAACAAAATCTCAACGCCCATGCCAATGGTTGAGTACCAAACGCGCTCAATGTTTACGCTGGTGCATGCGCCATCATCAACGGGGTTGTTTGAAAGAGCGGACACGTCGATCTTGGTCACGGCGGACTCGCCGGTTCCATCGCTGACGTTTGTGAATGCTAGGATTGCAGTGCGGGGACCGTCTTCAATAGTCTGACTGGTAACTGTGTCAGCCATATTCTCCTCCAGATAACGGGGGCGCTAGCCCCCTATTCATTAACCGGCAGATACGGTGACTACGCCAGAATTGCTCCAGAGCTGACCGGCAACGCTAGGGTTAGACGTGGGTAGGTCTTTGATAATGACCACGCTGTTGGTTCCATCGTGAGTGATGGAGATGTTTTCAGTAACAGCGCCAGTCGTGGCATTCTTGGTGATTTCTTTGAAGCCGCCCTCTGAGCGGACGGGTCCGTTGAAAGTAGTGTTGGCCATGAGGTTCTCCTGTCTTGGCTAGTGTCTGATGTTCCACATGGAACAATCAGTCAGGAAAGAAAAGGGGGCCGAAGCCCCCTGTTATTTAGGAAGTTCCGGGCGAGCCGTAGATTCCCAGAGGATCGGATACGCCGAAGCTGTATCGCTCGCGAGCCTTGTACCGGACGTTGCCGGTGTCAAAGTCGCCGTCCATTGAAGTTTCCAGAGCTGTGCGCTGGAAGTGCTTCATGCCGTTCGGCACATCGGTAATGATGAAGAAAGCATTGGTGTCTGTCAGGAAGTGGTTGACAGAGTAGCCTTCCGGAATCGAACCGTTGTTGCGAAGGGCGTTGATGTCGTTGTCAGCCGTGCCGACTCGACCTTCAGTCTCAAGCAAACGAGTTGCTACAAACTGAAGCGCGGGCGGAACGATCAAACGACGGGGTCGGGCCGCGATCAGCAGACCACGCTCATCGGTAAATGCGGCGATGTTAATCACAGCATCTTCCAGCGAGGTCTCGTTCAAATCAGCCGCAACGGTAGGACGGTTGGCGTTAGTGCCACCGTTCACCAGCGGGTGAGATGTGCTGAACAGCGTTACGCCGTCACCAGACTGGTAAGACGTGAAGCCGTTGTTAAGGGGGTTAGCCGCCTTAACCTGCTTGGTGTGAGCCATAGCCCGAGCCAGCGCCTTGGTATAACGAGCAGACAGAGAGTCATACAGGTTATCTTCCATGGCTTCTTCAGTGATGGAGAAGCCAAGGGCGATGGTTTCGTGGTTATAGCGAGCAGTGAACGACTCTTGCGCCGAGTCATAGCTGATGGCCGCGCCTTCAGCTTTAACTGGTGCGGCACCAAAGCCGGACAGCTTCACTTCTTCTTCAAATGAGCGCTCAGATGATTCAGTGTCATAAATCATCGTGTGCTCATCGTCATACCGCTCATACTCCAAACCGAACAAGGCGTTCAGACCGGGGAGCAGTTCTTTCAGCATTTGTGCGCGTGAAATAGCCATTACCTAGTTCTCCTTAAACGCCAAGTGCCGTTTCGTAGGCATGACTCAAGGGGAGGTACGTTACAACGCAGTCGGTGAACGAATCACCTACCGCACTGTTAGGACCGTCCACAAAGTCGATGATACGAAGCGGGAACGTGTTGGTAGTTGCGACAGTGCTAGCGTCCAAAGCGTTCTTGCTTCGGCCAATAGCGGTTGAGCCAGCAGTGCTGATAGCTTGTACGTTGTTGCCCAGACCAGTCTGAGCGATAGAGCCGTCACCCTGCATTTGGAACAGGAGCTTGGGATCGTCAACGATGTAAGCCATAGCGTCTGACGCTACCGTGCCGGTAGGCCAGTACTGGCTGAAAGTAAGCTGACCAGTGCCGGGATCGGTGTAGGAACAGCCGACAAAAATGCCGACAGTGCCTGCCACAGCCGCAGTCGTAACTGCCGCTTTTTCTACCGTACCACTGGAAACCAGCTTGGCGAAATCACCATAAAAGATGCTCGTGGCATAGCCTGAAGCGATCTTGATATGGCGTACTTTTCCGGTGAAGGAACCAGAGGCACTAAGCGTGCCTACGGGTTCTGCACCCATCGGAGTAGCTGATGTAGCCATCTTTAATCTCCATTACGAGAGTTAAGGCCGGCGCTCTCCGTGTTACCGAAGTCAGCTCCGACCAAAGGTAGTCCGAGTTGACCGCTCAGGATTCAGAACGGGCATTCGGGGGTCGTTTTGCTTGAGGAAGTTGTTGTCCACAGATTCCATCTGACTCTCAGCCATGCGCTGGAAGTACTCCTCTCGTTGCTGTACCTTGCCCTCCGGGGCTTTACACAACAACAAGCCGCCGATTTCGATGTTCCCTTCAAACCGGGAACCGATATCAGACATGACTTCTAGCTCTGGATGATCTTCAGCTTTCACTGGAACCCATCCCTCTCTGAATTTTTGAGAGACATTCGTGTTGTCCGCTTTGCCTAATGTGCTGGTGCGTACCCAACGGAATACCCACCCGTCTTGCGGGTCAGGCGTTGGTAATACGGAGGCCGGCATCCACGAATCGGATGGTCGTTGTTCAACTTCTCTGGACTCAGCGTCCCTTTTCTTGCGCTGTTCTGCCATTTTAGGACTCCTTAATGAGCTGGTTGGCATACTGTTCTGGGGTTAACCCTAGTCGCTTTGCGAGAGCGAGTTGGGTGCGGCTCAACCTCACTTTGCGTGGTTTCGCGCCGTTATTCCTAGAGGAAGGCGCCACTACCACGGAAGGGCTTCGGGAAGTCGAGGAAGACTGCTCGCCCTGAGACGATTCGTCTGAGCCACTATCTCCTTCGCCGAAGTAGTCTGGAAACCGTGACCGCATGGTGCGGTCAATGGCTTCAAAGTATTCATCCGAGTTAGGGTCATAGCCCTCGTCCCTGATGAGTTTTTCGTGCACGCCATAAGCCAGCGCGGTCATATCTTTTTCTTGGCCAAACCAAGGATTTTGCTCTGCCCACATCACCGCCTTGGGGGATGGCTTTGGGGGCTGTTGAACCTCTGGTTGCTTTTGTTGGGCCGGCTTAAACTGTTCCGGCTCCTGCTTGGGACGACGCTTAATTTCATTTAGCTGGTAATCGGCAGACTTGAACTCTGACTGCGCATTGATAAGCGCCTCTTGAGCCTCAATAATCTTGTCGGTATTACCCTCTTCGTAAGCCTGTCGATAGCTATTCTTAGCCTGATCGACAGCCATAGCCGCTCGCTCTCGTATCTGATGTACCAGATACTGCTCGCCCTCTTGAATGACTTTGTGATACTGCTTGCTCTGCTCCGCATACTTTTGAGCAACCCGGATAGCCTCTTCACGAAGACGCTCTGCCTCCTCGCGTTGACGGCGCTCCTCATGCTGTTGATAGCGGAGCTTGTTAATTCGCTTCTTAACCTTTTCGGAGTAACCCTCCAGCTCTTCGTCGCCGTCATCTGAACTGGCTTCTGGCTTGGCATCTTTTGCTGGGGGTCGCCTATCTTCCGGAGGTCGGTCATCGATCACCTCAATATCAATGTCGGAATCCTGACTCTCTTTTTCTGACTTCTTACCAATAACGGTCTTAACGCCAAAAAACTTTTCTTCAGCAGAATGCTCCTGCTGTTCCATTTGCTCTTCACTCATACCTTTTCAATCCCCCGTGGGTCTTGTACAACTGCCTCGACGCTATCGTCATTAATCAGGCGAAACTCTTTACCGTGGATCTTGAAGCGCGTCCCGCTATAGGAGCGCATCAGTACCCAGTCGCCTTCTTTGCAATACGGGCCATTCGGGAATCGCTTTTCATCGTTGTAAGCGTCCGCACCCATCTTCAACACAAAACCACAAATGGACCCGATTTCCTCTAAGTCCAGTGTCTGTTTTGCCTTGAGTATGCCGCCCTCCGTTGTTTCATCGGGTTCCGGAAGGGCTATAAGCAGTTTGTACCCCTTGGGATCGGGTAATTGACTAGCAGTTTTTTGCTCTTCAGTCATGATTCCTTTTCCTGCACCAGAGTTAGGCGTCTGGTGTCACCATGCGCTACACCGCGTAGCGAATTAGTCGCGCTCTATCCTGTCGTTTAGGTCAAGAAGTGCGCGTTCCGCGTAGGCTAATCCCTGAATGATCCCTACACAGCGCGAATATTCCTCCATGTCCTTGCATCCCCCGACCGCTATGTGGTCGGTGACCTCGTTCATGTGGTCGCGATATTCATTTTGGAGCGCCTGCAACATGTTGTTGCTTGCTTTTTTAGTCATCAATTAAGTCCCTGACGAGGTTGAAACCGGCTTTAAATCCTTCGATTTCTTTCTGCGACTCGTCCTTCTCCCTCTGGGTAGACATCTTGGAGGCGAGTCGTGCGCTTTCTATGCGCTCTTGTTGCTCCATCTTCTGGAGATCAACCATTGATTTGTTTCGGGACTTTTCAAGATCGACCTGTATCTTGGCCATCTCTGTCTGCGCCTTAGCCATAGCTTCCTGTTCTTTGATGGCCAATTCTTTCTGTTGCATCTGAACAATCGGGTCTTGCATTTGCTTGGCGTTTTGCTCGGCTTGGGCCATCATCTTGGCCTTGCCGGTAATCTGGTCTGCCGCCGGGGCAACCAGTCTGGAAATGCGGAGTTCGATATCCTCCGGTAGCTTTTCGTCTGGGCCGGGAAGCGCCACGCCCAGTTGCTGTTCGATCTTGGCGCGATAGGCAAATGCAACGTGCTCCGCGATATGGGCAGACATTGCCGCCTGCATAGCCTTGGCATTTGGCGCCTTGTCGATAAGTTTTTGCATCTCCGGGTTCTCTGTCGCCGCCATATGCACTTGAATGTGTGCTTCATGGTCTTGATAGATAAACGCCTTGACGGGATCGCCGTTCAAAATGTTCATGTTTTCGGTGACAGGATCGGTTGGCTTGATATCGTCCTCTGTCGGAACGATCTTGTCCGCGTCCTGAATGCCCAGCACATCCAGCATCTGGCGATGCAAGAGGGGCATGTCGTACATCTGCGGAGCTTGCGCGGCTAATTGCAGTGCCGCTTGGTACTGCATAATGCGCTGGGCCATAGTGCCCGCGTTAGGATCGCTAACGGGTATAATATCGACGCGATCATCAAAATCTTCAATCAGAACCTGCCCGTTGTCGGTGTCATACGGGTATTCTTCTGGACCGTAGTCCCTGACGATTTCTGACAGGATTTTTAGCTCACGCGAGACAGCGGCGTGGACGCGGGCTTGGACCGCGCTCATTACCTTCATTTCTCGCTCAAGCACAGCAAGTGTGGTGCCAACCGGCGCTTCGCCGTTAATGTCTGAGGCTTTTACATCCGCCGCTGATGCGAATCTCCGTCCTTCTTGCACGATGTCCCCGAGCAACTGGTATAGGACGTTGCTGGGTTCCTTGTAAGGCAGGAACGAGATGTTGTCGCGGATTGCGCCACCCGGAACGTCTACGTCTCGGAACTCGCCGGGCATGATGGGAGTATCATCGCCCTTGATTCGGAGTCCCCGAGATTTCAATCCTCCCGGTAGGTTGGCAAGCGTTCCGGCGTCTACCAACTGCCTCAGCAACGATGTTGCCGATTTAGACAGCCCGCCGATCATATGTACTAGGCCAAAGCCATAGAAGCCAAGTCCGGGCAGATACTGGTAGTGGACGTAGTGATCCCGTTTCAGCTTCTTGGGGTCGTCTTCGTACCAGTTGCGCCGGATGGCGAGTATTGTTCTTGATGACTTGTCAATGGTAACGACATAGGGCAACGCAATCCCTGTGGGGGCGCCGCGGTCTGTGTCCTCAAACCCAATCAAGTCGATGTCAACGTGCATTTCCAGCAGGGTGTGCCGGTTGTCAAACTCGTAGTTTTCCGAATCGCCTGTCAGCCGGTTGTATTTCTGCTGTATCTCTGAAATGTCTGGAGCAGGGGGCGGCAGGTCAATATCGCTATAGAACCCAGCAACCTGCAACTTCCTGATTTCGTTGGAAGTTTTCTTCATTACATGCGTTGCACGTTCGCACGTCGATAAATCTGATGCGCCGTAGCTGACAACAAAATCTTCTGCGGGGACAAACATTGCGCAGGGGCGCCCCATATTGGGGTCGAAATACACCTTGCGGAACGCAGAGCCGGCAATCGGCAGAGAAAACAGCATTTTCTCTGTTTCTGTGCGGTACTCGGTCATGCGTTGTGTGATCAAATAGTTGAGGTAATTCTCAACCCTGTGCGCCTGCTTGGTCTTTTCGTCGGTGATTTTCCCGACGATGGACGTTTTTACAGGCCCACTTGCAGGATAAATCTCCTGTATTGTCTGGGCTTGGAACCGGATAACCGCCTCTGACAGCATAGGGTGGAATACACCGCAAGCGCCTTCCCAAGGGGTTGATCGGTCCTCAAACTTTAATCCTAACAAGTCCAGACCGCGAATATAGGAATCTTCCCAGTCCGCTCGGCTTTGCCGGTCTGACTCAAATTGAGCCACAAGCTCGCTTGCCAGAGCGTCGAGATCGCCGTCACTCATAAATTCAGCCAGATTGGAGTCGTGCTGGACTCCCATCAGCTCAGGGGCATTGGGGTCAAAATCGATGACCATGCCGCCCTCTTCATCGAATACCCCTACTGATTCGGGGTTTTCAATCACGATCTCTAGCTCTTCGCCCTCTGTT